CAATGTCGTACTCAGTATACGTGAACTCGACTGATGCCGTGGCATACTCTGTACCATCGATTGTAGCATTAAATTCCAAAGCATTCAACGACACAGGGAACAAGTCTTGAAGTTGACAAAGAAGTTAGTCTGCATGTTAGAATTCATGACAGCAAGAGAACCATCACAACGTGGTGTATACTGCTCTTCATAATCTCCACGTTCAAAGGTATGGTTACCACCACTGATACCACGCATCCAGTTGTGGATGATCAAATAGTTTTCTAAATCTTCATCTACCAGGAACGTCAGTGTGAACGGTTCATAGTTCAAACCATGAGCGTCCCATGGTACAGGGCGACCCAGCATAGTAGGTTGCTCAATCGTGTTGAGTCCTATGCCAGGAATGTTTGCAGACTGTGAGAAGTAAGGCACCTTAGGGAACTGTTCCAACAGCATCTTGAACCCAATAGGCGACAGGAAGTTTCGGTTATCGAGCTGCTTGTTCCACAGCATCGCGATATCCTGGTCGTTCTCTATACCATACATTGCCATTACTTGTTCCTCAGGAGTTCTTCGATTCTTCTCCTGGTATTTATGGCATCCTGCTTTTGTTTTTCAGTATGACGATATCCTCTCTTTGTATGGTATATCATGTGACCGTGATAGATCATCGTGATACCAAACAAAAAGAGGAGAACAACTCCAATCCACTCTATAATGTTATCTTCAACCATGGTAAGAGGGGAGGGATCACTCCAATAAGTCGAAGCAGACCCTCAGCAAAAAGTGCAAGAACAACCCACCCAACACACATAGAGATAATTCCAGCATTACGATTGTGCTTTCGTATGGCATCATCAATCATCTCCTGTACACGTTCTTCGGTGACCCGTTCTGGGATCTCTACTTCTTCACCCCAGTTCCATTTCATGCTTCTTCACCGTACCAGAAGTCTGCCCAGTCCTCAGCATCTCCTTCGTATACGGGACATGGTTCTTCCATCAGGATGTCTGTTTTCATGCGTAGAGTTGCTGCTTGCAACTCAGAAGCAGTTCGTCGATGAAGTCTAGATCCTTGTTCATTGGCGGTACTCGGTTAGAATATCTAGGACTGCATTATAGGCGGCATGGGCACCATCGTGCCATTCCTCACTTTTATCTTTATGTTCTCCGTCGAAGAGAGCAGTCTTTAACTTGTAGATCCTCGCCTGAATTTCTGGTTTCAGCATGATTCCCCTTGGCATAGGTCCCATAGTATAATTACTATTTAACAAAAAAGGGGTCCCGAAGGACCCCAAAGAAGACTCGTTTGTGAGCAATCGATCACATGAGGTTATCGACCAGCACACGACGATAGTAGCGGTTGGCGTTAGCAGTAAGAGCACCGCTCCCCTGCGTTGTTCCTTCTGCAAACGGGTTGGCGACCATGCCGTAGCGGGTCTTGAAGCCGATCTTGGGCTGGAAGGTGTCCTGACCAACGGCGCGAACCATTTGGAGGGGCACATAGGGGCAGTAGAAGAGACCAGCATCGTATGCGCTAGAACCTTTGTAACCAGCCACATAGAAGTGACGGTCAGAAACGTTAGCGGAATAGGGGTCAACGTAGACCTTGATGCGTCCGTTCAGTGTACCAGCCAGGGTGCTGCTGTTGTCATCGGGAAGCAGGTTGCTATTACCCGAGAGAGCAGGGGTGTAATCCAGAACACCTGCCATGGACAGTGCCGAAGCAACGTCAGCAGAACAGATGAGGATGTTACCCTTCCCGCGACGAGTCTCATGACCGATGGCGTTCATGTCGCGTTCGATCTGGAAAAGGAGACCCTTGAACTTCTCAACCGACCAGCGACCGTTGGAATCAACGTCGAGGTCAAAGATGCCAGCAGTAGCTGTGTTGTTCTGAGCGCCAGGGCGAGCAATGCGGTATACGGTACGTACAACTTCGCGGTTGATCTCAGCCAGAACCTCTGTTGAGAGGATGTTGGCAAGCTCAGACTCAGCATCGAGACCATGAACAGCTTTCAGGTCTTGGGCGAGTTCAAGCGAGTATTCTGCTTTCAGAGCACGAGACTTGGCGGTTACAGTGACCTTCTCGATGGAGAAGTTCATTTCAGCAAACTGGTTACCAGATGCATCGCCCAGTGCCTCAGCCTCAGCAGTCGGCATACCGTCAGAGACGGTGTAGGTGCCGCTGTCATTCAGCAGACCAGGGTTGGTGCCGCTCTGAGCGGTACGACCGAGGTTCGATGCTGCGTTCTCTGCGGAGAACTCTGTGTCAGCTTCGTTGAAGAAGGACTCAGTGCCAGCGGTACGGTTGGTGCCATAGCGTGAACGCATGGCAAAGATGAGACCAGTAGGACCAGTCATCGGTTGAACGCCTGCGATATCATAGGCGATCAGCTTAGGCATCGAGCGACGGATCAGGGAGATCAGTACGGGGTCGAAACCTGCGACAGGACCAGTGGCAGTGCTGCTACCAGAGAAACCAGCGGTGCCAGCACTCATGGTAGGGGCGGCTTCACTCAGCACGCCTGCTTCCTCTTTGAGGAACTTTTCTTGGTTTTCGAGCAGGATGGAGGTGACAGCCTTTCTATATTTGTCCGAAATGTTGTTCAGTTCGGAATGTTCCAGAATGGGTGCCCACTTTTCCTGCAAAGATTCAGAGTTGAACATTTGCTTTTGTTACCTTATTGGATAGTGGAACTAAAAATCACTTAGCCCAGCGGGAAAGTGCTTGGACGTAGGCAGACATAGTGTCGCCAACTTCCTGATTCTCAACCTGTACGTCCTCGGTGACGGTGGTCACTTCGGGTTTGGTGGAGAAATACGACTCACGAAGGGTCGTAACCTTCCCACGGAAGGATTCTTCATCATCAAACTCAACTCCCTCAGCAAGAGATGCCAGCTTTTCGCGTTGCGAAAGGGACAGACCCTCGCTCAGTTCGCTCACAATCCCATTCTTGATATAACCGCCGACCTCTTTGGAGAGACCAACGTTCTCTTCGATTTGTTCGTTGAGTTTATCTTGCATGATGTCGAGTTGCTCGGTCATTTCGTCAACCAAGTCAACTTTCTCGTCGGGAAGCTCGATGGAGTTCTCGACGAAAACTTGTTTGAGTCCAGCAAGGACGCTCTCAGCCATCTCGGTCTTGATGCCGTGCTCGATAGCGAGTTCATTGTCCTTAGCCCACTTGCTAACAGCAAACGAAAGATACTCGTCTACTTGCTCAGCAAGTTCGGTCTTGACAGACTCAATTTCTTCTTCAAGAACCTTAGCGTAATCACCATGGATACGATCCAGTTCTTCGTTGAGGCGGGAAACAACTGCCGCTTCAAAGATGGTAGCAGCCTTCTCCTTGAATGCTTCGCTCAGGTCTTCACCTTCGGTCAGCGCAGCAACGTCAGCAGAGAGGTCGATAGAAATGGTTTCGACTTCTTCTTCCTCAGCAATCACTTCCTCACCTTCGTTCTCTACGTGATCGAAGGTAGGTTTCTTGGAGATGGTGTCCTGCTTGTTACCCGAAGCATCAGAAGGCTTAGTGGTAGGAGCAGAAGCACTCTTGGCGACGACCTTATACTTGTTGGACTCGTCGTCGGGCTTGCTGTTTTGAGGAGTAGGACCACCCAGGTCCTGAACACCACCCAGAGAGGAACCGTCGTCTGACAGTTTACCCTGCGGGTCGGCAGGTTTTGCACCAGCAGTCACGCTGGATTCTTCAATGGTTGTTTCTTCAATCTTGTCAGACATTGTGTTCCTCTTGCTGTGGTTGCTGTGATTGCTACTAATTATTTATGATTACAGATTTTTCAGAAACTCTGAAAACGCGGAGATTTTTCTCTCCTCCAACTGACATTGCGCGGCATTATCGATTCGTCTTTTGATCTCATCAATCTTAGATTCGGCAATGTTACCATTTGCCCATACCCATTCCTTACCTTCCATGATACCATTGACAAATGCGTCAGGGGCAGAGGGATCTGCTACGATATCAGCAGCAGTAGCGAGCATAAAGTCTTCGCCAACGATCTTGACACCGTTCTCTTCTTTGATAGAACCGAGACCGCGTGAAGACACACCCAACTTCACACCTTCGTCAAGCAGTTGCTTGGCGATCTTACCCATCGGTGTTTCCAGCAGTCTTGCTTTACCGATGAAGTTGTTACCCTCTCTTTTCAGAGAAGTGATGAGGTGAGAAGCACGATCGAGATTGATCGTAGGACCGTCAGGATGACCCAGTTCGCCCAGAGCACGACCAGATTTAACGAAATTCTCGTTATACTTCTGGACCTCACGCTCCATGGTTCTCATAGGATACATGCGACCATTACGGTTACAGATTTCTGCTTGAAGAAAAACACCTTCAATAAAGGTGTTACGCTGCC